CGCACCGGGGTTGAGGCCAAGGAGTTTCGATGCGATCTCTTTTGCACGTTTGCCGGCCTTGGTGATGATCTCGTTCGCAGCAGCAAGTGCTTTCTTGGAGACCTTCGGTGGGCCACCTTTGCGGGTTGCGCCGGATGGGTCGAAGCGAACGCCTTCCACGATGGACTCGGCACCCTTTTCGTCCTTCAGGATGCGGTCTTCGAGGACGAGGGCTTGGAGGTGACTGAAGTCGGTAATCTTCTTACCGGTGGTAGCGAGGACCTTGTTAATCCACGCACCTTCGTTGAGGAGGATGGATTCACCTTCGGAGTCCTTCTTACCGGAGTCCCAGGGGACTTCAATTCCCTGTTTCCGGAGGTCTTCGTCGAGGACTTCACAGAAGCGTGCGCGAACGTCACCCAGGGTGGAGTGGTAGACGGTTTGCTGAATGGCGTCTGCGAGGCAGGCACCTGGTCGTTTTGCGAGTTCGTCGTATTCCTCAACCGTAGTGGGGATGGAGAGTGGCCACTGGAGGTCGAGGGATTTGAACTGTTTGGTTTCCATATTGTTGTAGGTTTACCCCTCTTTCGCAGGGTGGGGTAATTGAGTCCCTGTTGACTTGGTAATAGGCAAGTCTCCTATTGGCTGGTTGGCCAAAGTAAGGTGGTCGAGGATGCTGTTGGAGACATCGCGGATGAGGGTGCATTCGTAACAGCTTCTGAGTCGGTCGCAGACGGTGGCTTTGACAAGGTTGTCATGCCAACCACGAAGGACGTCAACGGAGATAGTTATCGTTTCCATAGTTCAATATCGTTAGATGCGGAGGTGGGACGGAAGGCTGGTTTGCCCTTTACGTCCACGAGACAGGAGGAGGTTATGGTTAGGAAAATGAGGGGGGTTCTATGAGTTATCGCGGAGTGGAAAACGTTGTAAGGAATGGAAAAGATGCGTCGTCGTTGCCACCACTTGAATATCATGTCGTACTCACCCTTCCTACCAGCCATCGTTTTCCAGAGTTCGGCGTTATGACCAAAAAGAACCACGATAGTGGAGTTGTGGTTATAGTGACGATGGTAGGGAACGTCGCTATCGGAGCGGAGGTACCAGAGTTCAACATGATACCTCCGCCCAGACCACAGGACAAGCCCAAGGCAGTTGAGGGAGTGGTGCCTGGTGAACATGGAGGTCATCCTTCGCCGTCTTCGTCACCTTCGCCAAGGGTAAGACGGACAATTGGAGGGTTGGTTCCGGAGACGTGTTCTATCTTGACCAGGTCGAGACCCGTTTCTTCGTCCTCGATCGAGGCGTCTTGTGGGAGGTTTTTGAGTTTTTCGATTGCTTCTTTGACTGACATGTGTTTTGGTCTTTCGTTGGTTTACTGGCTTAGGAATAATATGCTATGAGGCTAAACCCCTATGCTGATATGATGATAGCATTTCCACGGGGAATTGCAAGTTTAATGATAGCATATCTTTTCGTTCTTAGTACATCTCCGTTGGTTTAGTGACCTCCCCGAGGAAGTGAACGACGAGGTATCGGTCGTGGAGAGAGCTGGCCGACCAGTTTGAAAGGACTCGATCGCAGAAGTCGAAGGAGGGTTGATCGGTTATCCCTTTCTCGACGGCCTTCTTGAGGACTTCCTTGGAGAAGGAAAGTTGGGTTGGAGTCCACTCTTCGAGGAGTTTCTCGGTTTCGGACTTGCCCTCAGGGGTGAGTTGGGACATGAGGGTGACCACGATTGGGTCGTAGGAGTGAATGGTTCGCATTTTGGTTCTGGTGGTTGAGGTTAGTTTAAGGGAGAGGAATTTAACTTCACAGAGGGCCTGGACGAAGGAGTAGTTGTCTGCCAGCCACGAGTGGGTGAATTCTGTGAGTTCTTTCTTGTCGCTGTCGGATGCGTAGTCTTCGATGTGGAAGAAGTCCAGATTCCAATGTGGACCACCACGGAAGGTTCGGTATGTTTCAAGGCAGATGGTGAAGTCGTCTTCGACCGGAGGACGGATGGTTAGTTTAAGGTTCATGTTTGTGAGTTCCTTTCCACATGGCAACAAGGCAGTCAGCTCCGATACGAGCTTCGCCAATGACGTGTTCGAGACGTTCGAATTCGTCAAGGATTTGGGTTAGGTTTGTGACGTCTTCGAAGGATAGGGTGTTGAGTGGGGTGTCGTCGAGACCGACAGAGAAGGATTTAGTCGCCATGCGGGTCTTCTGGAGCATGGTTAGAATTGCGGATATAGTTTCGGATTTCATAGTGTTTTAAGAACGAATTCGAGTGCGGTGGTTTCGTAGAACAGGTCGTCGTTTTTGGACAGGAATTTAACCTCGTGTGCGAATGCGAGACAGCGTTTGCCGTGCACAGAGTTCCAACCTTCAATCTCCGCGTTTTGCAAGAGCATGTGCTTGAGGATACAGCGTTGGAGGGCGTTGAGACATTTTAAGAGTTCGTCCATTTTAGTCCTTCTTTGCTGCGAAACGTTTGCGGAAGTCTTCCGTTGGGAACAAAGTTAAAACCTCATCCCTTCGTTGGACGAGCATGACTTTTGGTTCAAGAACAAGGCTAATTGAGCCGTTTTCGTTAAACCAAGCTGCACCGATGTGGCCGGACTCCTCGGTCTTTTTGTTGAAGAATTTGAAACGGAAGTCAGGTTTGCGAGCACCTGATGGGGGTGGTGGTGGTTCATTCATAAATAGTAGCTGCTAAGTGTTAGCCATTACTGGATTTATGGTTTATAGTCTGGGTTGTTGATGAGTTGGTTATAGATGAATTCGCTAAGGTGCTGACCGCGAAACACGTCGTAGGGATTGAGTGGGTGTTTTGATCTAACCCTCCCGTTCGCAATCTTCGCGTGGGTGCGGAGTGCCCTGACCGCTTTAGGGGCTAGAACCTTTTCCCACCCCTTGATGTCCATTTCCTGTATGTCAAGTGCTTCTTCGAAGGTTAGTTGTTTGTAGTCGTATGCCATAGTTAGTCCTTTCTGATGTATGCGTTGAGGCCGAGGGTTACAGGCTTACCGTTCACAGTGGCTTCGGTTGGCACATTTCCGTATGTCGAGGCAATGACGAGGGTCTTGCCGGACTTGGAAGGTTGCGGAGGGGACTTAAGTGCGATTCGGATTACAAGTTCGTTGTTTTCAATGATCACTTTCATTTTGGTCCTGTTTGTTGTGTTGTTCGTTTCGTTCAACTATTTGGTGGAAGATTGCATTTTGCGACTTGAGTTGTTGGGTTATAAGGTCGGTTGAACGTTCTAGGGTTTTCAGTGCGTCTGAAGCTGAGCCGTTTGTAAGTAACTTTGTCATAGCACGGCCGATGTCTCCTGTTGCGGAGCACATAACTTCAACTGCGGCTATAATGGTTATGAGTTCCCCTCTCCGAACGTCGATGGGGTCGTTGAGGTTGTTGGGCATAGTTTTATAGATTCAACAGGTCGAGATAGCTCTCAACCAACTCCTTTGACTGCTTCTTCCGTTGACGTTTTGACTGCTTAGGAGGTCGAGGCTGACGTGGGGTGCCTTGAATCGGTTCCGCACCTGCCCATTTTGCGTCGGAGGAGTACTTGTCGACAAGGCCGGCCCAGAACCTTCTGAACCCAGTCTGCCCGTTCTCATTCCCGAAGACCTTGAACTGCTCGATGACTTTTGCGGTTGGACTATTCATCACGCTGCCTTTCTTCGTACTTCTCCTGCAACTCGTACCGTTCCTTCTCCAGTTGAAAGATAGTTGCGGTGAACATCTTCGTCAACGCATGTCGTGCTTCGCTTTCAAAGGACGCTCCGGTTATCTTAACCCCTCCATTCACGAGCTTAACGAACTCAGGACAGCTCAATGACATTTGAGCCGCTCTCGTGTCGAATGTTAGCATGGTTTTAACCAAGATCACATCTGATTGGTCGGTGCGAAGGTCTTTTGCGAGTTGGACTAGTTGCGGAACAAACGCATCTCGACATGCGCCGACTATTTTACCGAACTCTTCGCGTTCGTGGTCTGATAGATGTTGCTTACTCATTAGTCCCCCCTCCACGTTTTCTGAAACTCATCTGGCGTCAACGTTTCAGGGGATTGAAGTTTGAGTGATGCGCCGTCGAATGGTCGGATCACTGCGCGACCGTTCTTCCGAACAGCTTCGTAGAGGTCCTCGTCGCAACGAGCGTTTGGAACTTCCGGGTCGATGAGGTAGGCGAAACGCATTTTGTCAAAGGAGTCGAATGTTTTTAGGTTCATGGATGGATCTTGGTTGTAGAGTTGATAAAATCCTCAACGCCTCCGTTTGAGGCTTGTTTGAATAGATGAAGTTGTTCAAACCTCTCCGCAACCTGCTGTGCAGCGGATTCGGTTGGTTCGGTTGAAACAACTGCTTTTGTTTCGAGGTCGATAACGTGGTGGTAGGTTAGGTGGGATTCAACGATGTAGCGGGTCATGTTAGTCTTGGATTGGTGGATACCAGAAAACTCCGAACTCGAAGTGGTTAGTCTTATTCCTAACCACCGCTACGAACCTGAACTCCTTTATGACTTCCAGGTTGTGCTTGTTGCAGACCTCGTCAAGCGTTTGTCCAATAAACTCGTTGACGACACCTTGTTTATCGACGATCTTGTAGATGTATTTTTCCATATCAGTATTGTCGACTCCTTTCCAATTTGTCCGCTTCTCGGTCGATCTGTTTGTCCAACTCCAACATAACGAACTCCCCATACATCCGCTCGCTACGCTCACGACCTAGCTTACCTAGGCGATCTTGTTCTTGTTGGGTGCGGCGTAGTCTCATGCGGCACCGTTTTAGTTGTCGTTTGGTCATTTTGGTTCTTTCTTGGTTTGGTTGTTTAGTTGTCGTCTGAAAACAGGTATAACCTAAAGTGTCATAAGTTTAATAGGTCCAAATAGTCTTCCACATTTATCGGCTTTTTCGCTTTGCGGTATTTCTCCGCTTTTAACAGCTCAACTTCCTCCTCGTCCGCTCCCGCATCCGGCACGAACCATCCCATATGACCCTCGTATATGGTATCCCCTCCTGTCTGCTCGATCAGGCACACAATCCCATTGGTCGCCACGAGGACCCCTCCCGAATGCGGAAGTCCGTTTATCTGTCCCGGTATCCGCTTGGTCATCCTCCAGTTGGAGGCGTCCCGGTAGACCAGCTTATGCTTTGTCAGGAGGCGGAATAGGCCAACCCCTCGGTCGCCGCTCCCGTCTTCGCCCGGTTTTTCCATAGCTTCTGCCATGGGGACAATCTAGCACACCTCCTCCTCCCGTTCAAGCTCCAAATTCGCTCGGTTGAAGATCAGTTGGCACGATTCCTGCCTTAACTCATCCCTAACTGTGCTTCTCAGTTGGCACAACAAATGCTCCATCACCTGGACGCTCAGTTCCCTATGGGTTACCATCCTAAAAGTTCGGCAAGGGGATTGGATGGTGCCTTCATTGGCTCTGCTTGTTAGACCCTCAGAGCTTCGTCTTACATAGCACTAAGTGCTTTCCCAGAGCTTCGTCTCGCTACGCTCGCGGATGACGGATGCGATTCCTCCTCCCCAGTAATGTCTAACCCTTAGCCATTACTCCTCCCTTCTTCCTTCTGTTCGCAGTCCCCTGACCACCGATCGCTTCGCTCATGACGGATGATGCGACGACTAATGGGACTTCGTCTCGGCTACGCCTCGCAGAGACAACGGCTCAACCAGAACTTCTGGGGTTACGTCTCGCTTCGCTCGTGACGAGATGCGCTCGCAGAGGTAGGATGCGAATGCGCTCAACTCCTGTCGCCGTAGGCGCAAATTCTGAAATTGGACACACGATTCCCCTTGATGCACGCACGCGTGTGTCGGATGCTAAACCTAAGTCCTTCTCCCTCAAGGCTTTATGCTCGTGCGTGCGTGCGTGCGTGGGTGCATCCGACCCCCCCCCTCGTAGGTTTAGTCCAAACTCTGGGGGAGTTAGAATTGGCGCAGAGTTAGGATTGGCTCTTACAGTACCTTATAAAAAAAAATTTGAAGTACAAAGGCGGAAAGACCCCCTGGTTGTACTATATGGAATCGGTAACTGTAAACCCTTGCAGGGGGGGGGTCGGACACGCACACACCCACCCACACACGAGCGTAAGTCCTTGATGCCACGCACTTTGTCCCACAAAGCATAGCACACGCGTGGGTGCGTTGAAAAAATTCGTGTGCGCCATTTCAGAATTCGGGGTCGCTGGGGACTAGAGATTTCTGTCGGACTAGAGGGTTTAGGTCCAGTTAAACGCGCGGAGGATATTGGACTTTTGTGTGCCCGTGCGTTGCTTTGGTCAAAGCAGAGATTCTTCGTAATGGCTAATCGTTTGACATTACCGCTCCTGCCGATCCTCCTATAAACGCAAAAAGGCGGCTGACCTTTCGGTCCAACCGCCTCTGGATGCTATGCGTCGAGCAATGCGAGCATTGACTCAACAACTTCCGGGTCAGCCATCTTTGCCGACTTCGTCGCGCTCAGGCGGTTCTTTTCCGCTGACGCGTTCCCGAACAACTTGCACAAGCGAAGCAATCGCGTGCGCGCTGCCACATCTTCAATCTTCCCTTGAACCGCCTCGAATTCATTGAGGATTACGAATGCGTTCATGTCTTGATTGAATTGCTTGTAGGCCACTTTCCGCTTGTCGCAGAAGGCCTTTGCCGCCACGTCATATTCGACGCGGTCGTTATCGGTTGCAGCAATTGTGGGAATCCCGGTGGGTTCAACTTTATCAGCCATAACTATCTCTCTATCTCCCCTCCGAGGAGTGGGCGTTATTGCCCCTTCCCTCGTTGGGAAATCGTTTCGCTGAACCCGCTATCAAAGAGCACCTCGCAGGGCATGAATCCCTGCACCCCTAGTTGATTCCATCCGATCGCCGTCCTTTCCAGCTTTCCCGTTTGCCGTCAAAGGGAGACCTCCCCCTGCGAGGGTTGGGGTGCTTGCTATATCCCACACACCAAAAAAACGAGTTTTAGATCTGAAAGTGAGAAGAAGGGGCTTACGGCTAGGGGAAAAATGGTTTAAGATCTGAAAGTTAAAAGAGGAATAGGATGATGGGGGGATAGGGGTGTGTGGGCCTGGCATATTTTTGCGAAGGGGGGTTGTGCCAGCCCCACGCCGAGCGGAGGGGGAGGGGTTGACAGGCCGGAGGGAACATGATATGTTGGGGAGGTAAGAGCGTATGATGATATGAGCTTAGGGGGGTAGCATATTATCTTCGCACCTTGACATTATGACTGCGCAAACTACGATGGAAGTTTTTCCAATCGGTCCTTCCTTACAGCAGGTGCTGAAGGATGTATTCGTTAAACCACCACAATGGGAGACATCAAAGGATGAGCACTCTAGCGGACGAGATGATACAACTGTTGGAACCGCCATCGGAACACCCGAAGGTAAATAAGCAGTTGTACATGAACAGTGACTTAGCCGGTTCCGCCATTGAGAAGGAACTTGCGGAGTCGTCCAACAAGCTGTACAACACCCGCCTTCCCAACCTCGCAATCATCCACGAGAAGCCAGAGCACCGGTTAATCGCTTTCTTCAAAGCACAGGGGAGGACTAATCGGGAGGTTGCGAAGCTGCTTGACTACACTGAACCCTGGGTCTCCCAGATTACACGTCAACCCTGGTTCCAACGTCGCTTGATGGACGCGCTCGACGCAGGGAACGACCGGGTTCAGGAGTTCCTTGGGACCCAACTTGAACCTACCATCCTCCAAGTCGTCCACCTCCGCGACCACGCACAGAGCGAGAATGTCCAACTCGGTGCTTGCATCCACCTCCTCGATCGGTTCCTCGGTAAGCCGGTAGTCAAAATGGAAACAAAGTTCGAAGATGTCACCAAGCGCGAGCAGAAGGTTTTGGACCTTGACAACGAAATGAAACTCCTCGACGAAGAGGAGGAACGGATTAAAGAAACTCTGCGCGAGGGACGTGGTGCTCCGACTTCCGCTTCTACGACAGAAGTTGTTGAGCCATCCCCTAACCACGTTCCCGCGCTTAACCCAGAGGCAGTCAATGGCCACTAAGATCAATATCGGAACCGGTTCCGGTGGGTTAGGGGTCGCAACCTTCACCCTGCGCGGCCTTATCAGTTTAATCACCTCTGGTGAAGTCATCAACACCATCGTTGAGAACATAAACAGTCAAGCAAACGTCCAAGAAGTTCTCATGGCCGCGGGGTTGAACACAATCCCCATTCCTAACAAAAGCGGAGCCGTCCTCGTTATCCCCCTCAAGGACGCAGACTTCTCCCTTGACTTTCGCGGAACCGGCGGCGCAGCGGTGGCGGCTTGCCACACCTTCCACGCGCAAGCCCCATTCGTTCTCACCTTCCCCTCCACTCTCCCAGCCAACCTATACCTCAACTGGGGTGGCGTTAAGTTCTGGGAATTCGCAGTCACCATAACCAACGCAACCGACCTCGTCAATTTCGGCCTCGCTCACGGCATTGCAAACGCGACCCGGGTTATGCTAACCGCCGACGTCATGCCCGCTCCACTTGAGTCCAAAGTCATCTACTACAAACTTGCTGGTGCAACCGGCAATGACCTCAAACTCGCCCTAACCCCTGGTGGAGCAGCTATCGATTTAACCACCGACGGCACAAACGTCAAATTCTACACTATGTGTCAATACAAACTTTTCTGGGTCTAACATGTACGACGGAGCCTCCCCCGAACTAGTCGCCCTCAAGCGGCGTCGACTCCGTCTCCTACAGCAAAAAGCAGCCCTTGTCAAAGGCTTCGGCCTTTTGAACTATGTCCCTCACCCTAAGCAAGAACGTTTTCATCGTGCTGGTGGCTTCAAACGTCGCCTTGTCACTGCTGGTAATCGTTTTGGTAAGAGTCATATGGGATGTGCGGAGGACTGTGCGTGGCTATTCGGAGAGAGGGTTTGGCTTCCGAAGGGCGACCCCGGACGCACTCTCGGTATCCCCAGAAGGCCTGTTAAAGGACTTGTTATTACCGTCGACTGGGATAAGGTTGACGAGATTTGGACCTCGGAGCGTGGCGATAAACCTGGAAAGCTCTGGCAGCTACTTCCTAAAGATTTCGTCATTGGACGAAAACGAAATCACAGTGGAGCGATTGCAAACGTTGAGTGTGCCAATGGTTCCACTCTCACCTTCGATACAGTGAAAAGTTGGAAAGCAAACCCATTGGGAAGTGAGTCTTCTGACTGGGACTTTATCCACGTGGATGAACCGATTCCGGAAAAAATGTGGAAGGCGCACTCGCGTGGGTTGATTGACGCGGGTGGGTCCGCTTGGTTCACCTTAACCCCCCTCCAAGAGGTTTGGATCCTCGACATGTTCTTCCCTAAATCCGGGAGTAGGCGCAACATCCCCCAACAAGCCGAGGAAGGTTCCCGTTGGGCCATCCGAGGAACGATGCATGATAATCCCACCTTGTCCGAAGAAGGAAAAGCGGAGTATATTCGCACTCTCACCCCTGAGGAAGTTGAATGTCGAGTTCACGGTATCCCTCTCGAACTCGCTGGCCTTGTCTACAAAGAGTTCGACTTCGATAAACACGTGCTTACAAAAGTCCCCCTCGGTTGGGAATCATATCGCAATCCACCGAAGGACTGGCCGATATACGTGGCAATCGATCCTCACCCAAGAACCCCCCACGCGGTGCTATTCCTTACAGTCTCCCCGCTTGGGCAAAAGTTTTTCTACGATGAAGTCTTTCGTCGATGCCTTACATCTGAACTCTGCACCGAGGAAATCCGTCCACGTCTTCTTGGACGGCATGTAATCTTTATCAAGTGTGATCCTATTGCGTATACACCGAATCCGATCACAGGGGAGACAATCGAGGACGACTTCGCGCGGCACAAGGTCTTCGTTGAGAAAGCATCGAAGGCGTTGACGCAGGGCATCCTAAAGACGAAGGAGGAATACGGTAAAGAGGATAACCTCTACGTCTGTCCAAACATGGAGGAGTATCTCTACGAAGTTCAACGCTATGCGTGGGATGCGGATAAAGAAAAGCCAGTGGACAAAGACGACCACATGATGGAGAATCAATATCGTCTTCTCCTCGAAGACCCAAAGTGGATCGCTCGGTCCTCGGACAGTGGTCCTGTTGGAGACATGGTCATCGACGCGGCTTCGCTCCGACTTCATGACCTTGACGATTCTGTGAATTTATCCCTTAACGACATTTAAAGAGAAAGGTTCTATATGGTAGGTGTAGGCGGAAGTGACATGGTATCTCTTGGACAGCTTGGCAGTCTTGCATTAAACGATACCACTGCGGTGACGGCCGCAGCAAACACGAACAACAAAAAAGGTTGGGGTATCATCGAAGCAACCGTGGATGCGACCTTCACCCTGTTAACCCCCGCGAACACTCAGAACACCGAACCAAAGCTTCGCGTTCCAATGACTGCGTTCATACCCAACCTCGCCGCATTCGTCCTCCCCAAGGGCCAGCGTATCTACGGCCACTTCACTGCTGTCACTCTCGCAACAGGTAAGGTCATCATGTACGAAGTATGATGGGTCTTCGCAACCAACTAAATTCTCCTAGCAAGAGGTCCTCCCTCGTAGACGGGTTGTCTGAATGGTGGGAACTTGGGGAAGCTGCTGGAACTAACCGAATAGGCAGCGTCAATGGAACGGTCCTTAGCCCAGGTAATTCCCCCGTGCAAATATCTGGTATAAGTGGAAATGCAGTAAGGTTTGATGGAGTAACTCAACAGCTAACTAAAAATGTCCCCATCCCTACTCTTACCCTGCACCAAACAAGTTACTCCATCGCTCTCTGGGTTAGGTTTCTTGGCACCGTTCCAGCGATTGCGAAAAGGTTCATTGGCCGTGACGCACGGTGGTCCTTCAAAGTTACTGATAACACAAGTGGATTCGAATTTGAGTATCGTAACTTACCTGGTCCTACTATAACATCACAGGCTTTCGTAGGACTTCAGCCTATAACCGGCATCTGGTACTTTCTAACCTGGACTTCTGATCCTACTCGAGTTAAGACTAATATCGGAGTTAATGGAGTTCAACAAGAAGACCTTCTTATCGGAACCGTTGATGACCCTAATGATGTTGTATTCGCAATGGGTTCTGACAGCGCTTTCACTGCTCCTGTCAACTGTGATATAGACCAATTCGCAGTGTGGAAAGGTAGGGTTTTATCTCAGGCTGATATTAGTTACCTTTACAACGCTGGTGCAGGAAGGGCGTATAGTGTTTTATGACTATAACAAGTGATCAACTCACAAGCATTGTTATAAACGTAGCCGCATACGGTGGTCTCATGGCTGCCGTCTTCTACTCCAGCTTTCGACAGGAGCGGTTAAGACAGAAGATCAAGGAGGAGTCAGATGCAAAGCGCGACTCCGCTGCTGCTGAGGTTAAGGCCAGTCTCATTCAAAACCACGCCCAAACGGATAAGAAACTCGAAGTGATTCGAACCCAAGGCAACTCCCTTCTCGGCGCATCCTTGTTAAGTGCTGCCAGCGTAGCCAAACGTCTTGCGGAAATAACCAAAGACCCTTTAGACCTTGCAATGTACAACGAAGCAAGGCGTCGGTACGAAGAGCACCAACGTGGCCAAGAAGAAATAAACAAAGGTAATTTATGACTGAACGATTTCAAGAGGGACTCCTCTGTCTCCTCCGCGGTGCGATGCATCAGTTCGAGCACTTCGTGGAAGTTAAAAAAAGTGAGTTGGCCTGGAACAAGTCCCTGGGTCAACAAGCAACGAAAAAGGACTTAATCGACATAGAAAGACATATTATGGGTGTATTAAACGACTACCTGAAAAAGCAACAGGAGTGGAACACACGTCAGGGTGCGGCGATCGACTCCGCAGTAGCCTCCCTTGACGGTCTCGTTCTGGATGTAAAAAACCTGAACGACAAAATCATCGAGCTCCAGAACAGCCCTGGCGTGGTCACTCCGGAAGACCAAGCCTTGATTGACCAACAGCTCGCACTTGGTGAAGCGGCAACGATCAAAGTCGAAGCCTTCGCCAACGCGTTGAAAGCGCTCGACCACCAGAACACCCAACCACCGGCTGTTCCCGCCGCTTCCACTGTTCCACCAAACGCATAACACCTGCCATGAAAGCACGTGTTAAAATGTCCTGCCTTTCCGTTGTGAAAGATGGACTGGTTGAAAGGGTAACCTTCCAACCGATTTACGGCGGCACGCCAGTCAAGGAAGGTAGCTTTGTTCCGCTATCCATCGCACAACCCTTTGAGGTGCTGGTTCGGCACCAGGAGGAGTGGAATGGGTTCGAGCGGAACAAAGTATACAACGTTGACATTTCGCTCGGCGTCCCAACGACAGGACCAAGTCCTGTGCCAATGGTGCACAATGCACCAGAACCGAAGAAGGCAACACTGGGGGATGGCAGCGGTGCTAACAAACCTGGAACTGTGTCAACAACGCAACCAGCTCACACCGGTACCACCCTAACCGCCAAGAAGTAACCAAACGGGGACTGTCCTAAAAAACAGTCCCCTTCCCAACCATTTATGAAAACAAAACTAAACATTGGGCTGCTATTTGTGGCAGCGTCTTTAACCTTCGCTGGTTGCACCCGAACCCTAGAACCAGGTGGGGTTTACAACGGAGACCAAATTCTGTTCGAAGCGGAGAGTGCGATTAACACCAGCGGTAAAATGCTGGATACGTACGTCAACTGGGAGAAGGACAATCGCGACCTGCTGTGGAAGTCAAACAAGGGTATCAAGAAGTCCGCCGACTTCATTCGGGCGAATGCGAAGCAGTGGTTCAAATCCGCTGAAGACCTTCGGAACACTTACAAGAACTTTCCAACTCCGGAAAACGCTAGTACGCTCAAGAAGACGCTGGCGTTGATAAACACCGCAACAACCGAAGCATTGGCGTACTACACTAAATACGCCTTAAAGAAAGGCTAACTATGGAAACAGCAATCATCCTCGGTATTCAATTGGCCACCAAACTAATCGTGGTCGCGGAGGAGAAGTTCAAAAGCGGCCAAATCTCCAAGGACGACCAGATGAAGGTTCGCGCAGAGTACGAAGCCTTCTTGGCCAAGGTGGAAACTCTCGAAACCCAACCTGGCTGGCTCATTGAACCTGATCCAGTCTAAAGTCATGAAAAACCTACTCCTGTTTGCGGTCGGGGCTGGACTTCTCCTCCAAGATGTGGGAAGCCAGCCCTCGACGAACGCTCCTCCTATTGAACCATCCCTCCAAACCTACACGTATGCCTCGTCCAACTGGGTCATTGCTATCCCACCAAGGCACAACTCCTCCAATGGAGTTTCGAAAGTTTGGTCGGTTCAGAACCTAATCGTAGTGAAAGTCGCTCTTGTCACCCTTCCCGATGGGTCGGAGGACATCGTCCCTGTCTCCGCAACTATAACCCTAACCGGCGGCAAGCGTTGGGAGCATATCAACGATCCACTTCCTTTGCCTATTGCACTTCCCCTTCGCAATCGGTAATGGCTAACACTTAGCCAAAACATGGAAAAGAATATCCAAGACTTGTTAGAGCGAGAAACCCCAGGGGTGTTCCACGATAGTCTCCTAACCCGAGCGAAAGCCCTCGTTGAGATGTCTCGCTCAAAGATGAGTGCGAAGTATCCTGAGTGGGACCGTCACGACGACATTTACCAAGGTATCCGGACCGATCCTGACAAGGAAGACGCGAAAGCCCGTGAGCGTAAGGAGCCGACTAAAATGGTCATCCCTATGGCTCACGCGCAGGTGCAAACGTTTGTTGCCTTCGCATACAGCATTCTTTTCCAACGTGAATACTTCTTCGAACTCACCCCTATGGGGGCAGATGCGGACAAAGCGGCCGCTATCGGTGAAGCCCTTCTTCAGAGAGACCTGGACCATTTTAACTACAAATCAGTCCTCTATCAATTCCTCCTTGACATCGCTCGATTCGGCCTTGGAGTGACGAAAGAATCCTGGGTTGAAGAATCCCAATGGGTCTACGAGCGAAAGGAACAAGACACCGGTTCCTTCCTTGGTAAGATGTTTAAATATGGTTCGCAAAAAACCATTCGAACCAAGAAGATCAAGTACCAAGGCAACAAGGTTATAAACATCAGCCCTTACCGCTTCTTCCCCGATCCACGACTTCCTCTCGGTCGGTTCCAAGAAGGCGAATTTGTAGCATCGGAAGACGAATACAGCTACGCAGAGCTCAAACAAATGGAAGCGGACGGCCTTGTCAGTGGCATCGACTTCATCCCTAACCTCAACAAAGACAGTGCCTCCGAGGGTAGGAAGAACTCTCGGATGACTGGTATCGCATTTAACGATGAGGGAAGGGACAAAACCGCAAAAGGTAACATCGTAATCACCGAAATCATCATGAAACTGATTCCAAGTCAGGTCATGATTGACGAAAAAACCCCTCTCGGAACCGAAAAGCAGGTTATAAAATACCTTATCTGGTACGCAAATGACTCCAGAATGGTCAAATGCGTCCCTTACGACTACCTCCACGACCAATTTTGCTACTCCGTCGGCAAGTTCTCCCCTGATCTACACCACTTCCTCAACGATGGACTCTCCGGTATCATCGATCAGCTCCAAGAAGTCATCACTTGGTTCGTGAATTCGCATATAACGAGCGTCCGCAAGGTTATCCAGAACATGCTCGTGGTTGACCCAGAGGGTATCGTCATGGATGACCTACGAGAGCGGAGACCAGTCATCCGTTTGAAGGACGGAATGGGTAGGTTGGGCATTGATCGGTACATAAAACAACTCGAAGTACATGACGTGACCGGGAATCACATGGAAGACGCGAAGGCTCTTCAGCAGGTTCTCCAAATCGTGACAGGAATCTCCGACAACGCGCTCGGTCAATTCAACCAAGGCCGCCGTTCTGCAACCGAGGCTAAGAATGTTAGCACCGGGGTTAGCAGTCGCCTCAAAATGCACGTTTCGCTCATATACTACGATGCAATTGAACCTCAGGGTCGGCGGATGTTGTCCAACCTCCGTGACGGCCTCACCCTCGAAACCTACATCAAGGTTTTCGGCGTTATCCTCGACCCCGCCATGCAAGGTTTTGGACAATTTGTCAAAGCCACCTCTGATGACCTTGTTGGTGACTACGACTTTGAAGTCTTCGACGGAACGCTTCCTTCCGAGAAGCAGTACCAGGCCGAAACAGTCATGGAAGCCATCCAGATGTGTATAACTAACCCGCAACTTGCGATGGTCCTCGGTCTCGACATCAAGAAACTGATCTTTGAACTTTTCCACCTCCGAGGTATCCGTCACCCTGAACGCTTCATGCTCGACCAAGCACAGATGGCCATGGTTCAACAAGCCATGATGGGGCAACAACAGCAACAACCTACTACCAATGGTAAAGCAAATGGACAACCATCCTCAAACGGATCAGCCGGAGAAAACCAAGTACCAACTGGCGGAGGCCAGCGTCAAATTGCGCCTTCTCCGGGAATGGTCCAGCCACCCATGTTATGAATACTTTGTTAAATTTATCCTCATTGGTAATCATGACAATGATGTTAAACTTATTATCGGTCATACACCGAACAGCATCGGTGAGATTTTCCTCCGCGAACAAACAATTGGCGAGGCGCGGGGACTGAAAGCTCTACACAACTTTGTTGTGGAAGAACTTACCAAACTAAACCTCGACAGTCAACCAGAAAGAAAAGCAGACCATGAACGAAGGAACGCCGTCGAACCAGACCCAACAGTCTAGTTCCTCAGGAAAACCCGGATGGCAAAACGTGCTTGATGCAACGCCAACGGATTCCCCCAACGCAAATTTAGCAGCCGAGGCTGGTGGGCAAGGAGGTTCGCCACAACCATCTCCGGGACAAAGTGGCGCAACCGGTGATTCAAGCGGACAGCAAGTGCAGGCGCCTGGGAGTGTGGTTTCTCCACAGACGCCCGCTGTCCAAACACCTGCTTCGGCTGCACAAATTGTCCAAATGGACGAAGCAACGCTCGCTCGGATGGTGGATGCGTATGCTGAACGAACTGGCCAACAAGCCCAACAGAACCAGCAACAACCTGCTCCGACGCAAGAGGAGTTGGACCAGCTCTTCAATGTCTACAAACCCGCTGCGGAACATCTCGTCGCTCTCGGTATCGAGCCAACCCCCGAACGGATTAAAGTCGTCGGAGACTGGCTTCAAGGGGCGTCCAAGCAAGCTGCGTCAGTCGCATCCTTCCAACTTGCCCACGTTGTCGGTCAGCTCAAGCAAGAACTCGCCCAGCAACTCGGTCCCGTTATGGCCTTCTACCAGCAACAAGCGGCTGAAGGCATGAAACAACGCTTTTACGGAAAGTATCCAAATTTGAAGGGTATAGAACCCCTCCTCTTACGCATCAAGGACTCTTTTACCTTGCAACAGCGTAAGTTCAAAACGGAGGACGAAGCCTTCAAAGCCGTGGCAGACGAAGCACTCGCTACCCTTAGTAGCGTAGGTGTTACCCTCGGCGCTGACGGAGCAAACAATGGGGGTGCAAGCCCTCAACAAAACCAAAACGGTCTAAGACCATCTCGTATGCCCGCACTTAGTGGTGGAGGGCAAGGTGGCGCTGGGGACGGAACGTCTATAGGCCAGAAGAAAAACTGGCAAAAAGTCCTCGACTAAGACCGAAAGGAAAGTAAATCAAAATGGCCATACTTGGCTTAATTGGTACAGAACAGTTTGCCTCGCAACGCTTTAAGAGCGTCCGCCGCAAAGTGTTTTACGATTACCCGAACGGGGCAGCCCCGTTAACGGGTCTAACATCCATGCTCAAGGAGGAAGCGTGTTCCGACCCTGAGTTTAACTGGTGGGAAAAGCGTATGCAGGAGCAGAGGACACAGACTGTGTCCATCTCCGGTGGCGCGACTGGTCCATTCGGTGGTTCGGGCGCAGGGGTAGGTAACTCCTGGGGAGCTTTGCTGCGTAATGCTGGCACGGGTATCGACGCAGGTGGCGCTCCGACCATCAACGATAAGATCAGTGTGAAAGTGGTGGATACATCGCAGTTTCGCATCGGTCATATCGTGGAAATTGCGAACCTGACTCAAACCGGCGGCGCGGTCGCTCGTGCCCTGTTCCGAGTCGGCGGCATTCAAAGTGCCACCTTCCTCGACCTGAACTTCATCACCGTTCCCGCAGCGGGGTTCATCAACGCGGCATCACTTGTCAACAACACCCTACAGGTGCTTGTTGTTGGTTCCGCATTCGCTCAAGGTGCTATCGGCTCCTCCGTCAGCCCTTACAACCTTCCGGTTAATCCTGACAATTACTGCCAGATTTTCCGGACGGAGTTCCGATTCACTGGTTCAGCCCTCAAGGTGCCAGCAAAGTTCGACGATAGCGGTCTCTACAAAGACCGCGCAAAAGAAGCGTCTCTGAATCATATGATCGAACTTGAAAAGGCCTTCCTTTTCGGGGTGCGATCAAAAATCCTCGACGCATCTAACATCCCAACTTACACAACCGGTGGAGCCATCTGGTTCCTGGAACAGTGGGAAAAGCAAAACGTTGCAAACGGCGGTGCCTTCGACTACGTTCCCGGTGCGGCTGCTCCGACGCTGGACACGGATGACGCGAAGCGTATCATTCAGAACGCAACTGGTCTGTTATCCGAGAAACAGTACGACAACTACATCGAGCGCGTCTTTCGTTGGACGAACAACAAATCCAACGAGAAGCTCGCCCTGTGCGGTTCCGGCTTCCTCAACGTTATCAACCAGCTCTACAAGGGCAAGTCTGTCCTCAACTCAGACCTCCCTATGACGGACACGTACGGTATGGATGTGGTCAAGCACCGCTCGCCGTTCGGAACTCTCTTCTACAAAACTCACCCTCTCTTCACTCAGCACCCGCTCTACCGTTTCAGTGCGCTGATCCTTGATGTTGGGAATTTGGTCTACCGGTACCTCACGGACCGTGACACCGAACTCCTCATCAACCGCCAGGCGAACAACGAAGACGCGCGGGTGGACGAATGGCTCGGTGAGTGCGGTCTCGAGTTCCGCTATCCTGAGAGTTGCATGATGATCAACAACGTCCTCGACTTTGTTCCGTAAGTTATGGCTGACTTACTCGCGGCGAATGTGACAACCATCAGTGCTTACCGCATTGGGGGCACGTCGTCGAAATCACGTCTCCGTAAGCGCATTCGGTATACGAACACAACTGCAGGAACGGCAGCGAATAAGTTACTCGCCTCTGCAATGGGTCTTCGTGTTATCGAGGAATGTTCAGGCGTATTCTTCGACGCGGCAACGAAAGCGGTTTACCCCGCTGTTCCTTCCGCGGACGGGTCATACGTGGTTCTAACGAACCCAAATCAAGTAACAGATGCGAACCGAACTGATCTGTTCGACCTCGCAACTGGTGCTTCCAACGCGTACCTATCCGTTACTGGGTACGACTAATCAACACAGTAATGGCTAACGATTAGCCAAAACAAGAGAAAGGAAACATATGGCAGGTGATGCAAACATCAACAACAAAACCTTCACCACCTCAAGCGGCACAGACGTCAAGCAGACGAAAATGCTGAAGGGTGAGGGGAAGGAACAGGCCGACTTCAACTCGAAGAACGAGACAAAGGAGTACATCGCGCCTGATCCACCGACAAGTGGTCCTCTGGGTGGTAAAGCACATAGAGGTTAACCAAACGGAGTGGGGAAGTTTCGAGTAGGTTTCTTCCCCACTCCTTCTTTTTATGATTTTAGGTGATTTTAAAATTGCGGTGGCGAACTTTATGAACCGCTCCACGACTCTATTTGGGGTGGGTGGACCGGCCGCGCAGGATAAACTCCTCCTCGCCTGTAACATGATGAAGGCGTATGCGCAGAGGAGTACCACCTTTGAAATGGCAAAGACTGTAGGAACGCTTGTAATTGATAAAACCAACGGAGGGTTGGTTACGGCAGTGCTGAACGGCGCAGGACAACCAATTCGCATTCGTTCCGTTCTCCGCGCTTGGCTTCCGTCGATTGGACCAATTAGTCAACTCTACCCAGTTGACGTGATAACCAGAGACCAACAACTTCGCTCCTTGCAACGCGCGACCGAGAACATCGATCCACGTTACCTTTCCCCTTCAACCCTCGTCGGGAACGCATCCTACGTTGCCCTCGTTCAAGATGGTTGGACCCTCCGAGTCTGGCCTTGGCCGACTGGGTTGTATACAGGCGCAACCACAACTGCAACCCTCGACGTAGTCCAATGGCTCCCTGACTACTCCGCAGACGCCGACGAAGACTTCCTCCTCAAAGAGTGCCTAGACTGGGCCTTGTACCAAACCGCCTTCCACGCAAACTTTTTCCTCAAAGACGACCAAAGAGTTAGCCTTAGTGCTCAAATTATGAAAGACCTTTGGAGTTCAGTCAAAACTTGGAACGCTTCGCTCGTTGAAGGAGTTGTTCCAGTAACCTTAGACTAATATGGCAGACTACCCCGTAAACGCACCTTTCTCTCTCGATAACCTGGATTTAACCACCCCAGATGGTATCGAGGATGCGGCGAAGTTGGACGACTCAATCCGACAGATGAAGTCGTTGGTTGTTAACACCTTTCTCCTTGAACACAACGCAGATGGCTCCCACAAAGGCATCTCTGCCTCGTTGGATACGAACTCAGTCACCGGGGATAAAATTCAACAAAGCGCGTCGGACGATTCGCAACGTGCGATTGGAACTAACCACGTCAAAGATGGTTCTATAACTGCCCCTAAACTCGCGGCAGGAGCCATAACGAACATGCTCATCGCTGCAGCGTCTATTGATGATGCCAAGTACGCGGATAACTCTATCGCAACTGCCAAACTTAAAGACCTCCAGATTACTACAGCAAAAATTGCCGTCGGTGCCGTCACTGCTGATCGTATTGCAGCAGGGGTGATAACCGGCGATAAGGTTGCCTCCGAAACTCTAACCGCCTCCAACATCAAGACCAACGAAATTGGTCCTGACCGACTAAAACTCACTGAAAACTACATCCCTGTCGGAGGTGCAAACGGAGTCATCGAATGTCTCGTCGGTGGCAATGTAACAATGACCATTGATGAGTCAACAGTCCCTCCAACTGCAAGATTCGTTGTCAGCACAGGGGAATCAGTCACTCCTGTTGCAATCCTACAGGAAACTGGTTTCGCTGCTGGTGATGCTGTAGCAAACACTTGGGTTTCGCGTCCCCCAGTCGGGGCTAATGCAAGTTCCAACTTCAGCATCCTAATCAACAACGGCGACCTAATCGCAATTGTTGGAGTGCGAACTATACAGATCAAAAAGAAAGGGACTTACCTCGTCTCCGGTTTCGCTAACGCAAGACAGATTAACTGGTCACAGGCACGGATACAGGATGTTACATCAAACATAACTCTCCTATCAAGTAGCGTTATGTACTCCCCCGTCGCTGGGTCTGAAGTTTCTTGTCAATTCCTTGGTATTTTAAACATTGTCGACGACAACACCAACGTGGAACTTCAGCAATACTCTGCTTTATCTGGCCTCAACGCATATGGCGTCTCCTTATCTGGTATTCGTGGGATATTCGCAACTTTACAATTCATAAAAGTCAGTTAACATGCCAAAGGGAACAATAGATCACATCGGTCTAGCGAATGGTATCGACAAATCTCGTCAAGCTTACGAGGTTAAGCAGGGAAAGTGGTGGGATTCAGTCAACTTCCGGCATATAGCGGGGAGTATAAAGCAAATTCCGAGGTTGATTAGTTACGCAAAGTGCGGAACAGCCAACCACAATAGGGTTACCGCAATCCGCACCATCCCGACCAAGCACTATAGTCGATCGCACATTCTCATCTTTTGCGGAGGAAAAATCTTCCGTTTATGCCAAAATGGTTCGACCATTAGAATCGGAGGAGACAACTCTTTCAAAGGTGGTGGAGACTATAGTCGGTGGGCAACCGTTCCGCACGAGGATAAGATATATTTCACCAATCCCTACAGTCCAATCGCTTACACAGACGGTGTAAAAGCCACCAAATTCACCACCAACGTTCCTTCCGCACGATACATAAGCATGTTCTACGACCATCTCGTGGTTGGGGATGTGGTCTTCAACGGCGCAACTATGCCGTATCGACAGATGTGGAGTGACCTATTCAAAGTAGGGAACTGGGAACCAAAGCGTTCCAATGAAGCGGATCATTTTGATTGTCTTGAATCTGCAACCGACAACGATGAGATAGGAGGAATAACCGGTATCGCTCGGATGAACGAGATTTTGGTTACCTACACCCCCTCCGTCATCTACCACGGCACCTACGTAGGTCTCCCGCGTGTGCTCGTTAACCGGCAGGCATGGGCAGGTATCGGATGCGATTTTAAATACGGTCTCGCATCTCTCGAAACCCTTCACTACTTTCCCAACAAACGTCTCCGTAACTTCTTCGAATACTCCGGTGGTCAGCCTCGTCCAATAGGTGACGAAATCGCAGACTTTTTCTTTTCGGACATAAATCCTGACCCAGTTATTCAACAGATGACTTGGTCATTCATCGACACAGCTAATAACGAAGTTTGGTGGGTTTATGTCAATCTAACCAGCGACTTTCTTGGATATGGATACAACGCAGCGATTGTTTACAACCTGAAGGAAAAGATCTGGTACAGGGCTAGCGTCACTGACATGTCCGCATTTGGCGGTTCTGGAGTGGTTGCCAAAACGGTTGATGAATTAGCTGGCACAACGATCAATAATTTAACTGAATCCTGTGACGCAGTTGGCTTAGGAGGAGGTCTTGCGGTTCCCCGACTCTGGGGTTCAAGATGTGGAGTGGTTTGTAAAGAAGGTGTGGGCGGTGAGAATATTGACAAATTCATCCCATACCTAACCCCATACCTTGAGACTGCTGATTTTCAGTACGGTTCAATCTCAAAAACAAAAGAGACCGAATCCGTCTACATAGACGCATTAGCCAACGCGGCGGGATTGAATGTTATCCTCTACAAACGAGACTTTCTCAACGCTCCCGACAACGCTATAACTTACACTCAACCAGGAATTTGGACTAACACAATCCCCGAAGGACGTCTTTCCTTTCCTCGTGTCGACGCGAAGATATTCCGGTGGAAGTTTACTCCGGTAATGCCTAACTTTACTCTCGGCCCACGTAGGGATTGTCTACACGTTGAGATTGAAACGGCGAAGTACAAGGAAGAAATTTTTCAGTTTGGAGCTGGTTTTGGTTACTTTTATCCACCAGCTACTGGAACTTACACAGTCATCCTTATCGGTGCTGGAGGAGGAGGTGGAGCAAAACCTTACACAGCGATGACGCAAAACGTCTTCACTCCTTCAGCCACCAAGAAGTGGTTTAAAGCAGCGAATCCTGTTAAATATGTCCGTGAATACGACCCTGCATTCGGTCCATTCTGGTTCGTCTTTTTAGTCGATAACGATGGTATCATAGCCTCGAACCTGTCCAAGAAAGTCTACATTCCCTACAACGCTTTGTACCCTGACCCAAACTTAGACCCTGGGATGTCCGCAACCGTCAGTGCAACCCTCTACCAAGCTGTAATCGATTTCGCAACATCCTACGCAAGAACCATCCCCAACCCACTCCAAGGCTTTATTGCCGTTTACTTTGAACAATTCAACCCGGCTGGTGCTACTGGATATCTTTTCACTGATTGGGTTGCAGGAGTTAAAACTCTAACGGCTATACCGAATCCATCATGGAGGATAGTTGCGGAGTATTTCCAACCTGATATATCTGCTTATAGTCTTCAAACTCGAGCAGGTGGAGGAGGGGGACAGTACATTCGCGCAACGTGCCCTATAACAACCAATGTTGTACCAAGAGTTGGTTACCATGTTGGCAAAGCAGGTTCACATATCCTACAAGGCACTGGGACAATTGGAGCACTCGGCGGTGACACATACTTGGAAGACGTTTTTGGTGACTTTTTATTCGTAGTCGAAGGAGGAAGTGGTGGCGGTGATAACGGTGGGGGTGGAATAACCAATGGTTCTGGAGGCTCCACTGGCGCGGGGGCAGGAACTGGAGTGGTGGTTAATCAGATGACAAATGGGGATAATGCAGTCCCTGAGGTTTTCGGGGTGACAGATGCGAAAGGCGGTCGCGCGTTTGGATTGGATGGTTCCTTTACTTCATTCGCAAAACGTGACCTTAAGGGATACTACTACGGTGGAGGAGGATGTGGGCGTAAAGATGACTATCGCCTTAACTCCACTGGCACGCGAGGAGCGGATGGACTCCTCTGGATTGGTTGCCGCATTGGCCCAGACGGCTTAGCCTATCCTTATGGTGGGTTTCCCGGTTCCAACACTGAAAAAGCCGCAATGCGACAGTTGAGCACAGACTCCATAAACATCATCGGAACACCTGGAAACATCAATATCACGTTCGGAGTTCGAGGAGTTGTTGAACTAAAACAATACACTGGAGGAACCAATCCAAATGCACTCACCAGCCTTAACGGAACACCCGCTGCTGATAATCGGTCTATACTTAAGCTTACTTATGGAGCCAACTCTTTGTATCTCAATCGTTCTGTCGGTGCTCCTTCGAATTGTTGTGTTTCTTTGGATTATACTGTCTCGCTTGTTGTTCCAGCAAATATATTATACACGCTAACTCTTGACAATATAGATCTCCTCCAGTGGGAACCAAGGGACGTAAACGGGGTTTCTATTGATACATCGGAGGGAAGTGATCTCCACGAACCTCAGTGGGCAACGGTTGAGGTGGTTGATTTTGTAGTCACTCCTGTGGTAAGTGAAACGTTGACCCAATTCACTTCCTTCAGCGAGCTAATATACGGAGCGGAGACTGAAAAGTAATGGCTAATACTTAGCCAATACCATGAAGCCAAATAAGATTATAACTATCTCCTCGATCGAACAGTTCCATCGCTGGTGGTCCTTCTTCAAGGAAGGTTTGGAATTTTTCAGGAAGGAACTCCGGTGGGAGAAAACGGAGATAGACTACTACAAAATGCTTTTGAATGTAGTCACGGCTGACCCATCGGATGGGTTGGTTATTATCCTCATTGGTGGAACTGGCCAGCCCTACGGTTATCTGGTTGCAGTAAACAACACGAACCCATTCAGTAAAAAAAGCTGCAACGTTTACTCGCTTTATACCAATAATAAATGCCCTTCCACTTTTCTTGAACTTTCCACCGAAGCGGAGCAGTGGGCAAGAAGTTATGACTACCAAGAAGTCCAAGCGTGCTCGCATAGGGTTAATAGTGGTGCTATTCGATGGTTTCAGAAGAAGATGAAGTATACCAGTAAATTCATGGTTTTTACAAAGAAGTTGTGACAAGAGTAAGACGATTTCAGGATGGAGACTTAGCCTTGATAGTTCGCATGTCGTGCGAATTCTTGTCGGAGGTTTCTCTCTTAAACAACGCGCGATTGAGCATGGTCACTCTTGTCAACACTATAGACCTTGCGACTAATGATCCAAACTGGTTCGGGATGATTGGTTTCGTCGATGAAAAGGTTGCTGGAATGGTTGTAGGAAGACGGATTCAACTCTTCTTCTCGGAACAGAACATTTGTTGCGATACCGTCTTTTTCGTCCGTAAAGAATTTCGGGGGACTCTCCTCATTAAACGACTTATTCGGGAGTTTGAAAAGTGGGGATCGTCGGATGAGGACTGTGTCGGAGTTCAACTAAATGCTTTCGCAGGTGGGGACAACGAACGTGGAGCGAAACTTGCAGAGGTTCTTGGATTCCCGAGAGTGGGTTTTATAACTTACAAGAAAAGGAAATAGTATGGGTTCATGTGGCGGTGGAAATGATTCACAGAACACCTCCTTTAGAAGGGCTGGTACGACGTCGACCAGTCGCTTCAGGCACCCGCCTGCGTGGTTGATGACCGCGATGAAGAATAACCTAACCTCTTCCTCCGTGTCTGAAGGACTAGGTCAAAACGAGGATGCTTTCCTAAGTTCCTTGATGACCAAGGATTACACGCAACCTCCCGGCAAGGTCAATCTCGATGGAGTCATGGCTCAGTCTCCAACTGATTTTACAGGCTCCCAAGCGTTGGGTTCGATCGCTGGAACTGATCCGATGTCGAGCGTATATTCAGAGCAGTTAAGCGCATTTTATAAAAACCTATTCGATGAAGCAGCCGCGGCTGGTGCGAGTGGGCCTGATGCGGTTAGGGGAGGTGCCCACCACGGAGCGATGGTGCGAGGACAGGTTCTGGAGAAGGCTGCGTTGGATAAGTTTAAGACTATAACGGATTTACAGCTTCAACAACAGGACCGCACCATGGCAGCGTCTCAGATCGCCAACGCGGTTGAGGCCCAGAGACGTTCAGGAATCACAGGTGCGCAGAACCAGCTTGCTACACAGTGGATTGAAGGACTTCGCACCGGAGCACGCGGAGGAGAGCTTTTAAACATGAAGCGTCGTGTAGGGTCTGATGCAATTACGGGCTTGTCTGATCTAATCGCTCCAACTACGAGTACAACTCTGGACAACGTTGCAGGTTCCGGTAATCAAGAATCCTCCCACTTCGGATGGAATGCAGGATTGAACTGCTGTTTCATCTTCCTCGAAGCGTTGAATGGGGAACTACCGTGGTACGTGCGGAAGGGAAGGGACATGTTCTGTTCTGTGGAAAGGGTGAGAGGGTACAAGAAAATGGCCTCGTGGCTGGTTCCACTGATGCAAAAGAGTCGCGTGGTGAAGCATTTGGTTAATTTGGTTATGGTCAAACCCTTCCTCGTCCGAGGAGCTTGGTTTTACAACGACACAGCCCGAAAACCAGTCGGTCGCTTCCTTGAACCAATTTGCGAAGCGTGGTTTAAAATTTGGGACTTAACAGGTAAAAAGTAAGGAACTTTATGGCTGATGTACCAGGTGGAAATCGGTTGGACGTCTTACCAATCTTTAGTCTAATTCAAGACGCCATCCAAAAGCACAAGGCTAAGAAGATTTTTGACTCGCCGGAGTATCAACAGCACCTTGGGTTGTTGACTGGAACAAGGGGTCAGACCGGAACTGGCGAAAGCCAGCCAAATCCGGGTGAGATGAGTCCTTGGCTACAAAAGAATGCGATGAACCCGTATGTGGGGAACGCGCTTAACGAGGCGATAAAGGCGAGGTTGGGGGTGTTGGGAGGAGAACTGACACAAGCACAGACTTCTGGAATGAAACAACAGCAGGGGTTTGCTGCGGGGGATGTGAAGGCGTTAGGAGGAGTAACCCCAGCAGCGTATGGTGCACAGACGTCTAGGACGGCAACAACCGAGGATGTTAACAAGGGGGTTTTCTCTCGGGACCAATTAGCCAAAGGTGGATCATACGCGGAGAAGACAGTGGGCGCTCCTACTTTGGACGCTTGGTCACAGCTTAACCAACACCAAGGAAACTTGAACCAGAAAGAAGCGATCGGGGTGACGAAGGAACATGGTAACGCAATGGCCATGAACGACCTTTTGAAGACTCTGGGAACTAGTTTCATGGATTATACAAACTTGGGTCAAAGCCGAGGTGATATAATTTCCGCTGTTTCTAGTTTACCGGGTATGGTTGGTGAAGTGATGAAAGGTATGAACAGGGCGCAAGGAACAAGATCCGCAGCAGACAAAGCTTTGTTTGAACAACTCAGTGGTGGAGGTGGTCCAAAGGCTGCTCCGGGGGTTAAACCTCCTCCTCAGGGACAGGTTTCGAATCCATACGAGGAGCAAGGAATGATTAACGCGTGGAAGAGGATGTATGGAGCGACTGCGCCTTACCCATTGGATGTCTCCGTGCCAATCATAGGTGGACCTGGCGGGCTTATTGAGAAGTATCGGGGTAGTTTGGCACCTAAATTGGAAAATAGTCAGCAGGTTTCTGAACAGGTGACTAAGACAGTTGCAGAAATCAATAAGCACATAGGGAATCTAAAGACATTGGATAAGACAACCACGTCTGGATATGGTAAATTCAACCAGACTGCGTCTAAGGTTCTAAGTCTCGCATCTCCACTTATGACCGTGGTGGACCAGTTCGATAAGATGGGGTTGGAGAAGCCAGCTGAACTGACTAAAATGATCGAGGAATTAACCAAACTCGGAATCAACCCAAGGGTTCAAGCCTCACAACAAGGAACAGCTCCGGTTGTTCCGCACCTTAAATAATTATGGACGCTTTTAGTTATTTACTCGGTGGAGGCACAGCTCAAACTGCTGGTGGTGCTTCTGGTTTAATTGGAAACGCTGCAACAGGAGCAGCTGGGACAACTGGAGCGGCCGCAGGTGCTGGTGCTGCTGCGGGTGGACTTGATTTGACGGGTCTTCTTGGTGGTGGTGGAGGACAGAACACTTTTGGAAACAGTATGTCTAACCTAATGGGACCAAGTGCGTCCCTTAAAGGACTCGGTATGCCTGCAATGCAGTCAGGTGGATCACTTGAATCCTTAGGGGACATTCCGATCAATAGTGGTCAACAACACGCTTCCTACCCCGCGCGTGCGCGCCGCCCGCAAG